GGGATTGTTTGGCATGTGGCACAGCATTTGCGTATCGGTGCGACGTAAACCCTTGTGGCGTATAGACTTAGGGCAAGCGGGGCGGGGTGCGGCATCGCAGCATAATATAGGCAACATAGGAGGCTTGGGCTGATAAGATGGGTAGAATAGGGGGGTAGTTTTATCTTCAAAAGTCTTTAGTAAACCTCGCTCTGAAAAAGCCGGGGTGGTTCTTTCACAACTACTAAAAATTATCGTAATGTATTACCCAATCTCCCCCAATCACCCCTCAAATACGTTGTTTCTCTCGGTGTTATATTACCGTCATGTGTATATTATATTAAGGAGATTCCAATGAAAATAATACAAACGCATTTAGATTGCAGAGCAACTGCCGCCCTTATAGATTCTATAGCTGACGATTTATCCCAAGCAGACAAGCCAATCAGTGATTTACTATCGGACTTGGAGATAAAATCGGATGAAACTAAAGACCAGCCTCCATCAAGCGATTGAGCTAGCAACCTGTTGCTCTGAACTTGACATAGAACTTAATGGTGTTGAAGGATTAAGCAATGTTAATCCCACTTTGAACCACGCCCTCAAAAATAAAACCCTCTCATCAGACAACACTTTTAAAAATATTTTTGGCCCCGACGTTCTATTCTTTTATACGGTCGAACAATTTAAAAAAGACACCGTTGTTCAATACGAGCGAGGAATCGGCTATCTATTTGAGTCTAACGATAAGATCTTTATTCGTAGACACCTCACTATTTCAGTAGGAGAAGATGCCGCCACATCATATTATATATCTGGAACTCCCGCCTCTTTTAAATGTTCACTAGGTCAACACTTAATAGTCGCCTCCTCTTGCCCCCGATCTTCTTTAGAATACTTCATAGCCCCCAACTCTATTCTAACTTCAATTGCCCCTTTTCGCCCCCACTCATTTGTTGTTGATAATGATTGCTTAGTAGGAAGATTAGACGGTGAGGTTGGCCCCCTCAAGATAAATGATAAGGGGTTCATTGAAACTCTCATAGGTGCCATCTCCAAGTATACAAAACAAATTTCTTTAAGTGTTAGCAAGTTACAGGCCGCTAGACTTAGCACCGCCCTATTGCAGCTAATTCCAACAAAAGATCCCATAGCTAAACGTGGACACCTTGTTTATGATGAAGAAAATAATTATTTAAAATATTATAATGGATCTTCTTGGATTGCCATTAAATGAGACTACCACCAAACATGACAGAAAAACAGGTGGTAGATCAAATTATGGTTGTGGTAGACCGTTCTTCGGCTAAGTATACATTTCATGGTTATGACATTGACGATATAAAACAAGAGGCTTTTATTATTTGTATGGACGCACTAGAAAGATATGACCCCAGCCGCCCCCTAGAGAACTTCCTAGCCGTTCACCTGTCCAACCGTTTAAAAAACTTTATAAGAGATAACTATTATACTAAGGATGAAACCGATAAGAAAAAAATTCTACGCCCCAAGTACATTTCTAATGAAGATTGTATTCCAAGCCCCACACATGATCATGATAATATCATAGATGCCCAACAGGCCCAAGATATATTAGATAAACATCTACCGTCTGATTGTCGGGCTGATTATCTGAAAATAATTAATGACGTTTACGTTCCCAAGAAAAGACGAGAAGAGATTTTAACAACGGTCAAAAATTTAGTTGAGAGGCATACACATGAAAAGGGGTAGATTATCTAAGGATGAGATGCGGTTTATTACTAATCATGTTGATAGCTTAACATTGCATGACTTGGCACAGAGACTAGACAGGGATGTTGACTCTATAGAAATTTTTATAAAGCGGAAGCTTCGCGTAGGAATTTCATCAGAAGAGGCGGCGGCGTATTCGCTAGAAAATCGCCCCTACTGGATTGAGCTAGAGTCACAGTTTACATCTACTGAATTAGAATTATTTAAATATCACTGGAGCAGGATTATCGCGCAGTTCAAAGATGATGTTTTTCCCACTGAAGAATTACAAGTGGTAGACGTTATTAAGCTAGAAATATTAATGAACCGCTGTTTAAAAAGTAATAAAGATAATATTAATGAGATGGACCTGTTAGACAAAATTATTAAAGACGAGAGGGCGGTAGAGAAAGACCAGCGTGACCAAGATTATATCATGAATATGGAACGTCAGATGGCTGCGTTAAGAGCCTCTCAAGAAAGTTTAAATCGTGACTACCGTGAACTTCAAAGTAAAAAGGCAGCAATGTTAAGAGAAATGAAGGGAACAAGAGAACAGCGAATTAAAAGACTAGAAGATAGCAAACAAAGTTTCACGGCTTGGGTGGCTCATCTTATGCAAGATCCAGACACGATGAAAAAATATGGCATCGAAATGGAGAAGATGAGACTTGCAATGACAAAAGAGGGCGAGAGGTTGGGGGCTTTTCATAAATATCAGGACGGGCAAGTAGACCAGCCGTTCTTAACACCAGACACGGTAAAAGATTAAATGTTCACAATATTAATAGGAACGTGCGACAAATACAACCACCTGTGGGATACCTTTGTACATTTATTTAATAAGTATTGGGATCACTCCATACAGTGCGATAAAATATTTCTCTCAGAAACTCTTGCGCCAAAGTATGACGGTTTTACATCTTTGACTCCCGGCAAAATACCTTATACTGAATGCTTAACATATGCGTTAAATAATATACAATCACCATACGTATTGTGGTTACAGGACGATTATTTTTTACGTCGTAAAATATCCAAAGGGGAATTTGAAACGTACATGTCTTTTATAAAATTAAGAAATTTAGACCGTTTTGGAATACATGAAGATAGTGAGATATATGTTAAGTCACATATACAAAATAATATATATAAATTTGCTTATAATAGTACTTATCTTATATCTATGCAAGCTTCAATATGGAAAAAAAAGTTTTTCAAATCTTGTATTGGACCAGCAGAAACACCTTGGCAGTTTGAAACAGATGGACCACAAAGATTGGTGAATAAAGATATTGCACACTCCATATATTTCAAAAAACTAAAAACTCCATGGTATGTAGAGGGAATGAAAAAGGGAGAATTTACAGAGGATTATCACAAAGTTAAACTACAGGAGAACTTAAAGTGAAAAAGGCTATCATTTTTGGTATTACGGGGCAGGACGGAAGTCATTTAGCAGACCTACTACTAAGTAAAAATTATAAAGTTGTTGGAGTTGTTCGCAGATCTAGTACAGATACTACATCTAGAATCAGGCATTTATTAGAGAGGGACAACCTAGAAATAGTAGAAGGCGACATAACAGATTCGCGTAGCGTTATGAATGTCTTAATTAAGAACGACGATGTAGATGAAATCTATAATCTGGCGGCTCAATCACATGTTGGTACTTCTTTTAAGCAAGCTGCCCTAACTTGGGATATTACCGGCAAGGGATGCATGAATATTCTAGAGGGTATAGTAGATGCTAAATTAATGCATACTAGATTTTATCAAGCTTCTTCCAGCGAGATGTTTGGGGCTTCTTATGACGTTGACTGCAAAACTATGTTAAAATATCAAAATGAAAATACAAAATTTTTACCACAATCTCCCTATGCTATTTCTAAGTGCGCAGCCCATTATACCGTTAGATTATATCGTGAGGCGTATGGTTTACATGCTAGCGCGGGTATACTTTTTAACCATGAAGGCCCGCGAAGAGGGGATAATTTTGTAACTAAAAAAATAACTAACTGGATTGTTGATTTTACCACATGGTTGGAATCTAACGAGTTTTCTAGCTGTGAACAAATAACAACGTCAGATGAATATATTATGTCAAACGACAGATCTCTATCATTTCCTAAACTGAGACTCGGAAATCTAGACGCTTGTCGTGATTGGGGATACGCTGGAGACTATGTGCGGGCTATGTGGCTAATGATGCAACAGGATGAGCCAGATGATTATGTGATTTGTACCGGAGAAACTCACACAATTAAAGATTTCTTAACACTAGCTTTTAAATTTATGAATATAGACGATTGGGCAAAATATGTCTATATAGATCCAGCTTTTTATAGACCAGCAGAAGTTGATTTTTTAAGAGGAGACTCTAGTAAGGCCCGAAGCAAATTAGGTTGGGAGCCTAAATGCAATTTAGAACAATTAGTATCCATGATGATAAATGCGAAAATCAATGAGAAATTACAGAATCATGCTAGATCTTTCTAGTATATTTAATTATATTAAATATTTATCACTCAAATCATATAATAGTCCCTTTCCAACTATATTTATTTCAGCTAAAGATCCAGATGACGCATGCCAATTAGTATTTGATCAATTAATTCATATTATTATCAGTCAAGATCCATCAATTACTCGTAGAATTTTATGTAGAAGAATTAAAAAAACATGTAGAATAGATAAGATATATCCCTTATGAAACGAAATTATGATGATCCAGCATATGAGTCCTTTAGAAAAGGCGTGTTAAAGCGCGATAGGAAGAAATGTAGAATGCCGGGGTGTGGATATTCTAAGAAAGTACAGGTACATCATATTCGTAAATGGTCTACCGCATCCGCACTAAGGTATGAAATATCAAACGGCATAACACTATGTGTCAACTGTCATAAATCTATCAAAGGAAAAGAACATCACTATGAGGCACTATTTATGGAATTAACAAATGTATAAACAAGCTCCCCCATTTACCGTTATAAAAGACACCAGAGAACAAGATGGTTACTATTTTACAGCATACAACACTTGCGCTGGAATGGTAGAGCATAAATTAGATACTGGGGATTATTCTATAGTGGGGCTAGAAGATAAAATATGCATTGAAAGAAAAGGATGTGTCGAAGAGTTCGCAATGAACTTGGGGCAGAAAAAATACACATTCTTGGAAGAAATAGACAGAATGGCTAGTTTTGCTCATAAATTTTTAATTTTGGAGTTTACCTTAGAAGATTTAATCAAGTTCCCAGACGAGACACGCATTCCACTAAAAAAGATGTCATCGGTCAAAATTACTGGCAAGTACATGTTGAAGTGTCTACTAGAATTTGAACTATACAACAATGTACATGTGATATTCTGTGGCAACAAACATAACGCATTTTTAGCTGTCAGCAGCATACTTAAACGAGTCAACGAAATGTATACCATAGGGAGAAAACAGTGACTGAACCAGAACTACTAAAAGACTTCCATGAATATGGCGCTAATATATCCGCAAGAGAAATATTTTTACATAACCATTATCACACAGAAGACAATGAAAATCCCGGTGTTGAATATCGGATGTCTAATACCTTTATTAAAAATCTAAGGGGTTTGGACATGAAGAGTGATCAAGCTATTACTATTCACATGCAAAGCATTGGTGGTGAGTGGTCAGACGGTATGGCTATTTTTGACGCTATACAACTTTCAAGATCCTATGTCACAATGATTATATATGGGCAGGCTTCTTCCATGAGTAGTATTATTTTACAGGCAGCAGACTATCGATATATGACACCTAATTCTCATTTTATGTGTCACTACGGGTCTACTGATATTAATACAGACTATCTTAGCGCACAGAATGTAGCTGACTATGAAAGAAAAACAGCATTAACCATGTTTGAGCTATATGCCAAAAGATGCGTAGACGGCTTGTTCTTTAAAGATAAATTTGGCAAAAAACCAAGTGAAAAACAAGTTAAAAATTATTTAATACGCAAACTTAAATCTGGCGATTGGTATATGAACGCAGAAGAAGCTGTATATTATGGTTTTGCGGATGCCATCTTACATAATTGGCACATACCACAATGAAAGAACTCAAAAAAATAGAAGAGGCGTGGCTAGGGCTTGATATTTCTGATACAGAAATTTTTAATCCCATGTCAATATTAAGACCTTCTGAAGATGACTTTCCACTCAAACTCGCGTGGCTAATGAGTAGACCGGAATACTTATCTTTTACATGTAGCCATATTTTAAATACTCACCTTCTACCATCTCAAGCATTAATCATGTATGAGCTTTGGCATAGGAAATTTCCTATGTTAATTGCAAGTCGAGGGTTTGGTAAGTCGTTTAAATTAGCTGTATATTCTATGCTGCGGGCTTTAATACTACCTAAACGCAAAATAGTTGTAGTGGGTGCTGCATTTAGACAGTCTAAAGTAGTATTTGAGTACATGGAAACCATATGGCGTAATTCTCCAATGTTAAGAGATATTTGTGACTCTGATAGTGGTCCCAGTAGAGACACTGACAGGTGCGTTATGAGACTTAATGAAAGTGTTATTACATGCCTACCTCTTGGAGATGGACAAAAAATTAGAGGACAAAGAGCCAATGATATTATAGCGGATGAGTTTGCATCTATACCTAGAGATATTTTTGAAAACGTTGTTGCCGGTTTTGCCGCTGTTAGTGCAGATCCTATAGAAAATGTTAAACGATTATCGGCCAAAAAGAAGGCACACGAATTAGGCGTACAAATTGAGCAAGAGTTAAAAAATCAAGATATTAAAGATAATCAAATTATTTTATCTGGAACTGCATATTATGATTTTAATCATTTTGCGACATATTGGAAAAAATGGAAAACTATTATTAAAAGTAAGGGTAATAGAGTTAAATTAAAAGAAGCATTTAATGGCGAAGATGCGCCAGAGGGTTTTGATTGGACGCAATACTCTATTATTAGAATGCCCTATGAATTATTACCACCGGGATTTATGGATGCTGACCAAGTAGCTAGATCTAAGGCAACTGTACATACTGGTATTTACCAGATGGAGTACGGGGCTTGTTTTACTAGAGACTCTCAGGGGTTTTTTAAGAGATCATTAATAGAATCCTGCGTTGTTTCTGATAATGGAGATATTAAAGATACTCAGGGCCACCCCATTATATTCGAAGCTTCTTTAATAGGCGATAAAAATAAAAGATATATCTTTGGCGTTGATCCAGCGTCAGAAGTTGATAATTTTAGTATAGTTATCATAGAGGTTAATGCTGATCATCGTAGAATTGTCCACTGTTGGACAACAACGAGAACAGAGCATAAAGAAATTGTCAAAAGGGGCTATTCGGCTGAAACGGATTTTTATTCTTATTGTGCAAGAAAAATTCGTGATTTAATGCTTTTATTTCCATGTATACATATCTCTATTGACGCGCAGGGTGGCGGTATTGCGATTATAGAGTCACTTCACGACAATGACAAGATTAAAGAGGGCGAATTACCATTGTGGCCTATAATTGATCCTGACAAATTTAAAGACACAGACGGTGAAAGAGGGCTACACATAGTAGAATTGTGTCAATTTGCTAGATACGATTGGCTATCTGAATCTAATCATGGGCTAAGAAAAGACTTTGAAGACAAGGTATTATTATTTCCACTATTTGACGCTATTAGTATTGGGTTATCTAACGTCGAAGACAGTATTAAGTATAGGGCGTTTGATACTTTAGAAGAATGCGTTTTAGACATAGAAGAACTAAAAGATGAACTTTCTATGATACAAATGACCCAGACAAATAGCGGAAGAGATCGGTGGGATACTCCAGAGGTGGTTGTGGGTACTGGCAGAAAAAGTAAGATTAGAAAAGATAGGTATTCTGCCCTATTAATGGCTAATATGGCAGCAAGAGTCTTACATAGAACCCCGACGCAAGAAGCTTACAACTTTTATGGTGGATTTGCTACTGGCGGTCATGAAAATAAACAACCCAATGAAAAATTATATATTGGCCCTAGCTGGTTTACCGAGAATATGAAAGATGTGTATTAATACATAGACAGTCTAATTACAATCCAATTGAGGAAAAACATGAACGACGATATGATAACATGGTCAGACAATGATGAACTTAGTAAAGCGCAAGCTATCTCACAATTTTCTGATAATATCCAATCATACGGTGGCTCTACTAAGAGTCACGGTACAACATATCGTAATTTTACTGATATTGAACCTAATCGATCTGTTAAACCAGATTTTACCAAAAGGGATTATCTAGCTTTTAGACCTAGCGAAGCCGTTCCAACCCAGCAAAATCGTGCTATTAAAATGTGCATGGATGCCTACGATAAGGTAGGTATTATTAGAAATATTGTAGATTTGATGGGAGACTTTGGTAGTCAAGGCATTAATATTGTTCATCAAAACAAAAGCGTAGAAAAATTTTACCAGCAATGGTTTAGAAGTATTAATGGTAAAGAACGATCTGAAAGATTTTTAAATAATATTTATAAAGCTGGCAATGTTATTGTTTATCGTAGTTATGCTAAAGTTACGCCACAGCTTAATCAATATATGAAATCTTTAGCTGCCGATATTAAAGTTGAGGTGCCAAATTTTAAAAATAATCTCATACCATGGAGATATAATTTTTTTAATCCCCTTACTGTTAAGATGAAAAATGGAAAATTATCGTTGTTCATGGGTTTTCCAGCATACACTATTAATCTTGGTACATTTTTAGATAGATTTACAGATGGTGATATTCCTAATGATGTTTTAAATAGTTTGCCAGATAATTTGAAACAGGCTCTTAAAAATGGCGAAAAAGAAGTTACTATAGATACTGATAGAGTAAGTGTATTTCACTATAAAAAAGACGATTGGCAGCAATGGGCTAATCCTATGATTTATGCCATATTAGATGATATTATAATGTTAGAAAAAATGAGACTAGCAGATTTATCAGCTTTAGATGGTGCTATTTCTAATATTAGATTATGGACTCTTGGTAATCTAGAACATAAAATTTTACCTAATAGAAACGCTATCAATAAACTAAGAGATGTATTGTCTAGCAATGTTGGCGGTGGAACAATGGAGTTAGTTTGGGGGCCAGAATTATCTTTTAAAGAATCTAGTAGCGAAGTATACAAATTCTTAGGATCTGAAAAATATACAGCCGTTCTGAATAGTATTTATGCTGGACTTGGAGTGCCACCAACCCTTACGGGGATGTCTACCAACGGTGGTGGGTTTACAAACAACTTTATATCCCTCAAAACCTTAGTTGAAAGATTACAGTACGGTAGAGACCTATTAATTAAATTCTGGGAAAAAGAATTAGAAATTGTTAGACAGGCCATGGGATTTAGACACAGGGCATATATACAATTTGATCAAATGAGTTTATCTGACGAGACAGCAGAAAAAAATCTACTTATACAATTGGCAGATAGAGATATTATTAGTCAAGAAACTCTACTACAAAGATTTAAAGAAATTCCACAAATTGAAAAGATTAGACTGCAAAGAGAAGTTTCAGAGCGAAGTGATGACAAAAACCCCAAAAAAGCTAGCCCATATCATACTCCGCAACATAAAGAAAATTTAGAAAAAATTGCTCTGCAAACTGGCAAAGTTATGCCACAGGATGTTGGCATTAAAAGTACTATTCCTAAAGATATGCTTATGCAACCAAAGAGCGCATCACCATTTGGGGGTAGTCCACCAACACCAACACCATCTAACCCAAATGGCAGACCCCCATTGTCAACAGATAAAAATCCACGAAAGCAAAGGATCGCTAAACCCAAATCTAAACCGGGAGTAGCAGAATTGGTCGTATGGGCAGAAGAGGCTTGGGATGGCATATCAGATATATTAAATAATGCCTTTCTAAACAATAAACAAAAAAAGAATCTACGACAATTAACCAAGGCCGATATTAACGATTTAGAGCAACTTAAATTAGACTTATTTACTAATATTGAGCCATTATCACAGGTAAATGCCAGTATTGTTCAATCAATTTTAATCTCTAAAAAACATGCCCCAACAGAGTTTAAAAACCTACTAATTGAAAATAATATTAATTTAGAAAGCATGAGTATTGATAAATATAGAAGAAACATCATTGGGTTATACATTGAGTATAAAGCCTTTGAGTAGGACTTGTAATATTTTTGTGTATATTATTGCTGAGAGGCAAAACTATAATGAAAATATATAATCAAGAAATTTTAGATGGTTTGTGCGACGTTATTAAGTCTCAGGCTTCTGTAGCTTATTGTGCGCCAGCCATATTGATTAATGAACATAAGTCATCTAGTATATCTCACAATATTGTCGAAAAACTGAAAGCATCTAGTAATCCTAACCAAATAGATTTATATTATATTAAATCTGTATTAGTTTCAACTGGTTGGAATAAAAATGATGACGTTTTTGACAACCAACAAACTTGGGCAGCTAAACACACGCCCGAAGACAAACAATTTAACTTCATGCATAATGAAAATGATATTATAGGACACATTACTGGTAGCTATGTAGTAGATCGAAATGGTAACTCAATTGCTGCGGAAGAGACAAACCCCCCAGAACAATTTGACATTATCACTGAAGCCGTTCTTTACAATAGTTGGACAAATCCAGACAATAGAGAAAGAATGCACAGGATTATATCAGAAATCGAAAATAACAAATGGTTCGTTTCAATGGAATGTCTATTTGCTGGTTTTGATTATGCTGTAGTCGATAAAAATGGTAGCTCAAAAATGATAACAAGAAGTGAAGATTCTTCATTTCTCACTAAACATTTAAGAGCGTATGGTGGCACGGGAGAATATGAGGGCTATAAAATTGGTAGATCATTAAAAGATATTGCATTTTCTGGTAAAGGTTTAGTATCTAAGCCAGCTAACCCAAGAAGTGTTATACTTGATTCTAGCAAAGCTTTCTCTGTCAACACAAAAAACAGTATTTCCAACGTTTCTAAAGGAGATTTTAACATGTCAGATATTAACTTAGACGAGCAGCTAGAGAACACTCCAATTGAAGTAGTTGTCTCGCCAGAAAGTACCCCTACTGTTAACCATGAAGCCGAAGCCTTGAGCAAGGAATTTGCAGATAAGGTTTTTGTTTTAGAAAGCAGTATTGCTGAAAAAGATTTAGCGATTACAACATACGCAGAACAGATAGCTCAACTCAAAGATGCTCTTGCCAATCAAGACAAAGAATTGGCTGGCATGAATCAAGAAATGCTAGACATGAAAAAGAAAGAAAAGAATCGCATGCGCAAAGATAAACTAGTTATGGCTGGTTTTGAAGAAGCAGAAGCCGAAGAATCTCTTTCACTTTATGACGCTTTAGCAGACGAAGCTTTTGAAGCTATTGTAGCCATAGTGAAAAAGAAAATGGCTAAAAAAACACTATTTCAAGAAAATCTATCAAAAGATGAAAAAAATGAAAGTACTAACCCTAAAGCAGAAGTTCAGTCTTCAGAAGTAGAGTTGGAAGTTTCAGCAGAGCTTTTTGAAGAAATGAAATCAACAGAAGCCACTCTTGTAGATGCTTCTGATGTGAACGATGAATTAGAAACTACAAGAGCAAGTGTAGCTGAGTGGCTTACCGCAAACGTTTTACGTAAATGATTAAAAAGGAGATAGATTATGGCCCTAAAATCAGATAGATATGAACTTCAAACTGATATCAGTTTTTTCTACAACGAAGGCGCTGCCACCCGTGGCGGTGTAGTCGTTCATGATACTGCTGGCTCTGGAGCCGCTATGGATCAGGGTGTGAACCTTGTGAAGTATGCTCAGGTAACAGCAGCTAGTCGCCCAGTAGGTTTACTACTTAACGACGTAGTGAATAAGGATTTAACCCGTACCCATCTTAATCAGTCCAAAGATGAAGTACAAAAGGGTGGGAAAGTTACAGTACTCCGCAAGGGTTATGTAGTAACTAGCAATGTAACTGGCAGCGTTGCCGCTGGAGATCCTGCTTATTGTTGTCACGCGACCGCTGGCAATTTAAGAAATGATTCTCCCGGTAGTTCCGGTGTGTTGCTTGTCGGTCGTTTCCTCTCCAGCAAGGATGAGGATGGTTATGCCAAAGTAGAAGTCAACCTTCCCTGAGAAATAAATATAAAAGGAGATTTAAATATGCCAATTAATCAAAGACCTAGCGATGAATTTATCGCTCTCTTGCGCAAATCAGGGGATGCCGATATTAATGTAGCTGCCGCTGCTCAACGTGAGTTTGCTAAAGCTCTAGAACTACCACTTCGAAAGGGTGTTCTAGTTGGTAATATCTTGGGTTCTATTTTCGAAACCATGACAGTCGAAGCTGGTGCTACAACTGAGTATCCTTTGGATCTCATTTCTCCCGGCCTAGAAGGTGAGCATGTTGCTTACACCAATCCCGGTCACGGTAGAATCCCAGAGCGAAGTGTTGAGGGTGATTATGTTATGATCCCAACTTATAGCATCACATCTTCAGTAGACTATCTTCTTCGCTACGCACGCGAAGCACGATGGGATATTGTTGGTCGTGCTATGCAAGTTATGGAAGCTGGTTTTACCAAGAAGATGAACGACGATGGCTGGCACACTTTGCTAGCTGCCGGTGTTGATCGCAACATCCTAGTTTATGACGCTGATGCAACAGCCGGTCTATTTTCAAAAAGACTAGTATCGCTAATGCAAACAGTGATGCGTCGAAACTCTGGTGGTAATTCGGCATCAGTTGGTCGTGGACGTTTAACCGATATCTATGTTAGTCCAGAAGCTCTGGAAGACATTCGTAATTGGGGTCTAGATCAGATTGATGATGTTACTCGCCGTGAAATTTATTCCGCTGGCCCTGACGGCACACCCGTCACGCGCATTTTTGGTATGAATCTCACAGCCCTTGATGAACTAGGCGAAGGTCAACAGTACCAGAGCTTCTTTATCAATGATCTTAGTGGAAGCGTACAGGGCAGCGACCTTGAATTGGTAGTTGGTCTTGATCAGTCCACAAGCGATAGTTTTGTAATGCCAGTTAAGGAGCAGCTACAGGTGTTTGAAGATCCTACTCTTCATCGTCAGCAGCGCGCCGGTTACTACGGCTTTGCAGAGCTTGGCTTTGGCGTTCTAGATAACCGAAGAGTTATTCTTGGTTCATTCTAATCTATAATTACTTAGAATTATAGGACAGTTAGAGCCACCCTCATTTGCTTGGGGGTGGCTTTTTTTGTGTATATAACATTAGATATAGTTTTTTAGGACTCTAAATGAGGAGATAAATATGGCGGCATTGTCTGATTATTTGGAGTCGAAACTACTGAATCATTTATTTAGAAGTACTCCTTTTTCTAAACCATCTGGAATCGCTATTGCTCTTACTAGTGCCGTCCCACTAGATTCTGATAGCGGATTGACTATGCCCGAACTACCATCTGGAGTTAGTAAGGGTAGCGCTTTTGTTACTACTAATTATCAACGCATGAATCTTGGTAATCCAGCAACTACCGGTGACGCAACTTGGGCAACCGTTGGGACAGATATCATAACGATATTTTCTGTATCTGGCACAAGTAATTCTGGCAATGCCGTTGGCATGAGTGGATATTTTTATCCATTATATCTAGATCAACCCACCGCCCTACTAGCAGATAGAACAGAAACAGGGCTAGGAACAGGTTTTAGTTTAAATTATCAATTTAAGGAATTTCCATCAGTTACTTTGTATGCCCCACAAAGTCTAGCTCAATCTGGCAAAGCTGTCAATCCCGGTTATGATCTATATGATGGTAATGGATTTATTAAAAATAAGTCACAAATCGTATTTAACACGGCGTTAACAGATTGGGGCTGGGTTTCTGGAGTGGCTATCATGGACACATCAGTCCATGCTTCTGGCAACTTACTCATGTATGCTAAACTAGAAAATCCTAGATTTATTTATACTGGTGATAATATTAAATTTGATATAAATTCCCTAGAAATCAGTCTCAAATAGACATCAGCCTCCAATAGTAGAAAGCTGTAGATGATTTTAAGCAAGAATACACTTGTTGAGAATATACTAACTGAAATATCTGATAACTCTACTGGACAAATATCTCCATATGATATTCGCCATAATTTATTAGATATTATAGACTCTGTACACTTATTTACTGGTAATCAAAATCTTAAAGCATTAAATTTTGACACACCATCCACAAGAAGCACTAAGGCCGGTGAAGGTTCATTACAAAAATTAGGACTAGAGGGTTATTTTAGTACAGATAATTCAGCTTTTGGTTACGAATGTTTAAAAGCTAACTATCAAGGTGTTAGAAATACCGCTATTGGATCGCAAGCCTTAACTTGTAATGTATATGGAGAAGACAACGCTGCCCTTGGATATGGAGCATTAGCTGGAAATACTACGGGCTTTGCTAATGTGGGTATTGGTAATTACTCACTAAACAGTAATAAGGCTGGTAATTTTAATATTGCTATCGGTCACGGTGCTGGATATTACATAGATAAGCAAACTAGTAATAAATTATTTATTGGATCTCACCCTGTTAATGTTGATTATATTTGCAATAATCCTTTGGGGTCTGGATTAACACCACTAATCTATGGTGACTTATTAGATATTAAACTTGGGGTGGGCGTTACATCATTACATGCATATGGCGCGCTACAGGTTGGTGGAGATGTTAGTCCATCTGGCCACCAAATGTATAACCTTGGACACCCAACATATAGTTGGAAAAGTTTATATTTATCAGAAAATATTTATTATCCTAGCGGATTGTCTTTATCTTTTAATGGTACTGACTCTTTATCTGTAGATGGACACTTAATACCATCAACTTCATATTCTGCTAATCTTGGGAACGCAACACATATTTGGAATAGTGGATATTTTAACAATATCGTTGTTACTGGAATTGCAACTATTCATACGTTAAATAATATTCAATCTACCAACCATGCAGACAAAACTATATATTTAGCCGCTAGTGGGTGTTCTGGATCTCCACTTGTTTGTGCATTTTTAGACGATGATCAGCTTCCAGATGCTGGCTTTATTATTCAGTCTAGTGGCGCTACTTATTTGAGAGATTATAAATTTGTATATTCTTCTCCAAATCAAGGCGATAGTTTTATCAGTAATTTAGCTCCATATGCGAAGTCGGCTTGGAACTCTAATATTAGTTTGTATTTACACAGTGGCGTATATCTAAAAACCAACAATATCATTAGCCACTCTTCTACTGGACATGGCATCTTTTTTAGTTCAGGCAACACCTACGTGTCACGCTCTAATGTTATGTCTTCAGATATAGCTGGCGCTAGTGGTCATTTAGCTGGTATGGGAAATTTTAATTTAATTTCTCACTCTGGAGTACAACAGCACTACATTGCTACGATTGCTAATATGGAGTCTGGGGTAAATGTTAGTCAAAGATTTATTACTGGGGCTAAAAATAGAACTAAAGATGTGTTAAATTTAAATAAAGATAAACTTAAAGGGTTTGAATTTAAATACATAGATGATAGTTCATTATATATAGTCGGACCTAACACTGATCGGTTTGTATTAGGATCATATAACAATAAATCATATTTTACTAATGCTCTCACCATGCTTAAAGATGGTGGCGAAGGAGTTATTGGTATTAATAACTTAGGCCAGATATCTGAAAATATTCTACCTAATACATCTCTAGACATAAGAAGTACTGGCAATGCTATTATTAGATCAACCGCCGAAAATGTTTCATATACTATGTCGGCACTACAATTACTCGGTGAACAAAGTTGCGCATGGAGAGGATTTGAAGCAGCATATCTCAATACAATGGGTATTGCTGACTTGAGTATATATAAAGATTCTGGTAAGCAAATTTTTATTAGACTCTATGGCAATACTGACTACATTGGTCTATTTAACGCTAGCGGCACTGCTAACGCGATGTTAACAATGGGAGATAATATACACCCAACCGCTGCTATTAGTTTGAAGGACTATAGTGGAACACCATCTAATACTGCTACTTATGGTAAAATTTATATTAAACCTAAGATTGTATCCAGCCAAGCACAATCGCTTTATATGGTAGATGGTAGCGGCAATACACACGACTTAGTAGTTAATAAGTTTGATACATTGGACGGACGAGCGACGTATACGGACGCATCACGTAATACATTTGCTGGATATTTATCTCCAGACCGTAGAGATGATATACCACTAGCTTCAGGAAATTCATCTTATGGTTTTCAAGCTTTACTTGGGATTACAACTGGCAAACAAAATATTTCTATTGGGGTTAATTCAACAAGTGGCATTACCACTGGTGAAAAAAATATTGTTATTGGTAACAATTCATTTAATATGGCCCGCAGTAGCTCCTCCAATATTATGATTGGCCATAACTTAGCACAAAATACAGCAGATCCAATATATAATAATCTTATCTTAGGTTTTGATAATTTAGGTAGTGGGTTAAATAGTTCTTATAATTTCTTATTGGGCGCATCTAAAGATCTTCCACTGCTTCATGGTATTATGGGTCCAAATACTTTTGACAAACACTTAATGATGCCGAGTGGTGGCAAATTTTCAATCAATGACACCGCCAACGTAGATCAACTCACATTTACTACTAATAATATAGAAGTTGTAGACCGTGGGGGTAATCAATATCCAGATAATGTTTTAGCTTTTAAGTTTACTGGAAGCTCAACAACTAATACTCTTTTAGAATTAAAACATAGTGTACCGCCCCTTAATATAGAGCCAACGTATTCAACCGCCAGTAGTAATCGACCATATCTAGAATTAAAGGGCGATTTAAGGTTATTGGGATCTACTAGATTTAGTGACGGCACTTCATTATCTTCATCCACATTTTTAAATGATATACAAGTTTTATCCTCTGGATTAACGGTTACTAATTCTGGACTCAACAGCACAAACAATGCATTATCTAGTTTAACTCTAGAAGGATACACGCCCAATATAATCGCTTCTCCAGCTAGTCCTAATTTACCCACCACTGGTAATCTAGTTATAAAAAATAATTTGTGGGAAACTATTGGAACTCAAAATATTATTAATAGAGATCCAACTCTTGTTATACATTCGGGCGCGTATGTTATAGCGATGAAGATCAATAATGAATATAGACCCATATGGGTGAGTGCCAAGGATATATCGTGTAAATGTTGTGATAATTAGAAGGAGCGGCAATGGGAAAACCAATAGATCCATGCTTTGTTCCTAATAATCCCTATCAAACTTTTGTTCCAACAGCAAACGTTACTACAACGCCACCACCATCTCCACCATATTATTTATTGCCACAGAGCGGGGTAACGTGCGATACTCCTCCATGTGTATGTGGATCTGTATTTTTCCCATCTGGATTAGGGGTCAATGTTTTAATTACCAGTGAGGATAATTCATTATCTTATAATTTGCAACATCCAGTTGATGTATTTCTAGAACAAGAACAAATTTTTATTACAACAACCCCTTTGATTGTTGGGGGTGGTGATTTTTATGGAAATAATTTAACTATCTCTTTTAATAACTCTGGACATGTCACTTTACAAAACACCATACAAATTGTTGTTAAACTTAAAGACTCTAAACAAATTATTGGATATCAAGTTTTAGGATCTATAAATAGTAATACCAATATATCTGATATTACCATACCAATTATTAATACTATCGATTTAAACAATCAAATATTACAACTTGAATTTTATAGTTTGTGTGCGCGCGGCACATCGTGTTGTGATCATTTACCATCAACTATATCTATATCTCCTAGCATATCAACAATTAGTTGTGGAACCACCACCACTACTACTTTAATACCATTTTGTAGTTCACTAAATTTAACATTAGCCGACTCCTTTACTGGTCCAGTTACTGGCGTGGGCGTATTTGCTGGCCAAGTAAATTATAACTCAGTATGGAATCGCGTTGGCAATGTTTGGACAACTACTGGAAATTGGCCATGTGGTATTCCTTATGAGTTTAGCATAACGTGCGATCCAATAACTAGAACTTTGATTTTTGATGGAAATATTCCGTGCGCGAGGGGCTTGAAAACAGTCAGACCCTCGTCTGCCACAGCATTGGTGCCATTCACTGTTACATATCCTGATCTAAATAGTTGTTCAGCTTCATGTTGTTATGCTGGATGTGATAATTGTGACCACAGCACAACTTGCGGCGGCGGTATTATTGATTTAGTACCAACAACTTTTCCACCTTGGTGTTCACAGTTTCTATTGCCAGATGTATTTAACTGTACAATTGTTGGTCACGGCGCTTTAGCGGGACAGCAAAAAGTAAGCACTGTTACTAAAATAAACAATGTGTGGTCTACTAGCGGAGTTTTTCCATGTGGGGCAGATTATAATATTAGCATGACATGTAATTCTGCATCGCAAAATTTTACATATAATGGATCGATGAGTTGTTGCACTGGGCGAAAAAATATTGTTGATCCTAGCACAAGCCCTTATTTAAAACCTAATTTTACTGCACCCCCAATAATATGGTATGCTGATTGTAGTAATTGTCCACCAATTTGCGACACAAGTACTAGCACAACACTACCGCCACCCACCATAGATTGTTCTTCTACTGACCCATTAATAATTAAGGGGTATGCTTTTTATAATAGTGCTGCTGGATCTCAAAATATTCCCGGCATTGGTAGTCTACAAGCGCCATGTTTCGGTGGACATAATTGTAATAATATAAGTTTTATACCACAATTAATTAATGGTGGACAACTTGGATGGCTATATGCCAATAAATCTGTTAGTTTAAACAATAAGCTTGACATCAATAATCCAGACAGGAGTGATACTTTTCAGTTTGATATTCGCAGAGCAGACTGGATATTAAACAAAGAATATAATACAAAACTTAATTTAAAATGTGGAACTTATATCGATATATCCGATCTTTATTCAACAAAGTCAGCGTGTCACGACGTTGCAACTTGGATCGTATTAACAACAGAGATAGATGGAGAAACAGTCTTATTATTTAATGATTGTATTTTTACAGACACGCGCGTTGATCTTAATTATGAATGTATAAAATGTTGTAGTTGGGACGGGGTTGGTAGTCTTGATTTAACAGTTAATGGATGTACTATTCAAGAATCATTACAATTTTTACAATTGAGTGATAATTTGTGGGAAGTAAACCAAAGATTAAGCTGTGGAGATACATTTCAAGGTGTAGTGATTTGCGACCCGAACATTCCTTATACTGGTGAGAATTCGTGTTATACTAAATGGACATTTCAATCTTTTTCTTTGCCATGTGCTACTAATTTAAGATTAACTGGTGCCATTTTAATCCCATGTGAATGTACTAAACCTCCCGTTTGGGAATTTGCCGCAGATAGTCTTATGGATTGTATATGTTGTGGCCCACAGAAAATAGGATATACTGATGACACCGTAGGAACAGCACCCATAAATAGTGAATGGTATTTTGTCGAAACTTTAGAAGACTTACAGAAGTGTAAAGTGTTAATCACCGGATCATCTGAGTGTTATGCACTTACTTTAAATAACGCATTAAGAGCTAATTTATATGAATGGATTAATAATGGTGGCATTTATTTATATCAAGAAGAGCATGAAGAATGTGCCTACGCCTACCACGCTAATAATGCAATGACTGCGGCCCATTCGTCGCTAACATCTGCTGGTGGACTATACTCGCAGCCGGGAGATGGATACAATGCAACATCTAGCAATTTGCCATGTGTTTCTGGGTTATCTTTTAGTGGTGCGCTGACTGCTA